TTTCATAAGGTCAGCGAGGTCAAGTAAGTGGCGCTCTGCAAATGCTAGGCCTCGAATCACACCGCAGAGCTCTTTGTACTGCTCAAAACTTGTGCACTGACCATTTGCCAAATCATCAGTGTAGTTATTCATATCTGTGCGCAACTTGTCACGCAGTGCGGCTATGAAATCGGCCGTTAGTAAGTCGATCACTCTTTAGTGCCCCCTTTAGGTTTTTGTTGCCGGGATAATAAGTCGGTAGCTGTATCCAATCTGTGCTCATGAGCTTGCTGCGCCAATTGTGCTAATTGAATAGCTCCGTTAGTTGCTGTTTGGCGTTTAGTTTCGTGGTGTTGCTGCTGTTTTTCAATAAAATCGGTGGCCGATTTAATGCCAGCTTGAACTTTTTGAGACTGTTGTTCCTTGGCTTTAAGCGCCAATTCTTGTTGTTTGAACTGGGCATCAGCTTGGTCTTTAGCAATCTTGCGCTGCAACTCACCTTGTTTAATCTTCTGGTCCATAAGTTCAGCTTGCAGTACTGGGTCTTGTGCATTTTGCTGGGCTTGTTGTTGAGAAGCCATCGCTTGGGATTGAGCCAATACTTGAGGAGCTGCCTGTGCAACCAAACGGGATAACTGAACTTCCAAGTCTGGTGGTAGGTTATCTTCTGGTGATGGCAATGATGCCCCCATAGCATCTTCAATCTTCTGGCGGTATGCGTAACCAACGTGTTCAGCAATATGAGCTTGCATCGCGCCCATAATAGCCTGCGCTTGCGGATTTTGTCCAATAAGCTGTTGAACGATAGGGTCTTGCATAGCCATTTGGTGGACTTTGATATGAGCCTCATGGTCCTGGAACATAAACGCTTTCATTGGTTTGCCTTTGAGGGCTGCCATATTTTCTGTTACAGGGTCTTTTGGTTTTTGGTCGTCGTCCAATGGAACTAGCTTATCCGCGTTTTTGATACCCAACACATCAAGCATCTGACGATGTAGTTCGGGCAAGTTATAAATCTGAGGTGCAGACTGGGCTAACTGGATAACCGCTTGGTACTGAACAACTCGCTGAGACAGAGTGGCTGCATTTGGATCTGATACAGGAAGAATATCTACATGGTTATAGTCTTCTTTTTTAACCTGCATGTCGCCGCTCTCGGGCTCATAGTTGTAATCATCGTCTGTGTAGTCACGAATAATGCCAGCAAGGAGCTTTAACTCTTGGCGCAGTGCGTAGTGCACACGGGCCTGAACAGCTGACATAACCTTCAGCGTTCTTTCTAGGATTGCCAGTGTGGTTCCAACGGGCGCGTTAGCGGACATGTCAGATACCTGCATATCAGAAGTTGCTGCAAAGCGACGACCTTCTTCAATGATCTTATCCATCAAACCTGCTAAAACTGCAGACGGTTCTTTGTATGGCAATGGCAAAATGTTGTCGCGAATAGTTCCGCTACCAACATCAACGTCTCTAAATTCACCTGGGGCAATAGGTGTATCGTCCCCTTTAATGCGTAATCCTCTAGACTTTAGACCACCCGGCAAGTTCGATAAGGTTCCGGCATCGACAAGCTGGCGCAAGATGGAAGTAGCTGACTTAGCAAAACCGCCAATAAGATGGAATAAACCAAAGCCATAAGCACCGTAACCGGGTATGTACTGGTAATGAACGAAATGCTGGCGTTTAAGGCAGAGCGGATCTTCTTCTTTCCAGTTGCGACGGACCGACAAAACTTGATTTGTGCCCCGTACCATAGTGACCACATATGGGAGCGCGATACCAGTCTCTTCACCATTTTCATCCTTATCTTCAAAGCCAGGCAAGTCTAAGTCAACGTGCGCTTCATATAGTTCAAAGCGGTCGTCATACGTAGCAGTAAAGCCAGTCTCTTTGTCTTTCTTTTCTTGAATCTCAGTGCGAAACTTTTGTGGCTCGCCCAGTTCAACGTCCATGTAAAAGCCAGCGCGCTGTAACTTAATAATGTCCTGTTTGGTCTTGCGCATCCGGTGTGTTACGCGGTGACATGAGGCAATCTCACTAGCGCCATATGGCAAAACAATATCTTCTGCAGGAATAAAAATAGAAACCTGGCGGCCAATGCTTGGGTCGTAGTAGACCTTTTTAAACGCAGAACCGGCTGATGGCAAGTTCCACAACATCCGCTCGTGCTCATTACGGAACTCAGGCATCTTCTCTGTGAGCTGGTAGTTCATGTCAGCTTCAACACGCTGAGCCGCTTCCATTTTCTCGCGGGTTTCTTTACCGATAATCTGAGTTCTTACTGGGCCTTTAGCTGGGAAAGTCTCCATAATGGCTTCAGCTTGAAACCGTACAACCGCCTCAGTAATCATTGGGTGGAACACGCCACAAGCGCCGTCCCATGGTTCTACGCGCTCTTCAAACTTTAAACCAAGCAACGTAATACCGTCTTTGTACATCTGTTCCCAGTCTTTGCGGGAACTAATATCGTTATCAATATCACCAGATAGTTCGCTAGCCAAACTTTCAAGGGCGCCGCCATCTATTTCTTCAGCTAGGTTTTGGTTAAACTCTTCGCTGCCGTCTTCTTCATCCATTTTCTCAATGTTAAGATCAAATCCAGCTGTGTGGATGTGCATTGCTTCTGGATCTTCAACTTCAATTTCAATGTCTGGTTCTTGATCTTGAGTTAGGGCTTCTAGTCCCTTGGGTGCTTGGTATAAACCCTTATCTACTGGCATATCTATTTCCTATTTAAAAGCCGGGCCAAGGGCCCAAGTGACTGCTGAATATCTAACGCCGCTAACAACTGGAGCGACTCTATGTTTAATAAAAGACGGAAAAACAACTATATCGCCTTGACTTTTTAGTAAGTTAGCGTCTTCTACACCCTCTAATTGTAATTCACCGCCCTCATATTCTAAAGGGTCGTTTAATAAAATACTAATACTTAGCTTGCGCTGCAAGTTGTTTTGGTCTGGGTGAAACACATCATAGTGCCAATCATAGTGACCATCTTGCCCATACTTACCAATTTGCATCTGCTCAATAAAGGCCACTGAAAAGTTCCATGCGGCTAAGCCATTAGCATAATTTATATAGGTTTGGGCTACGCAAGCGATTGGAGTCTCCAGTGGTACCCACACTATATCAGTTTTGCGCATCGTATCTTTAACTGATGAGGGTTTAGTGGGGTCCATACCTGCGCCAACGCCAGCAGTAACAGCCGTATCCCAGTCTGTTTCTTTCAAGACCAGGTTACAAAACTCGGGGCTTATGGCTTTTTCAAACCGCCAGTACAGGTTTTTAAACATCAGTAGTACGCAGCCTTTCGTCTGTACTTGTACATCATGTCATCTTTTTCATCTGAGTCCAAACTAATAAATCCGCCTCTGCGATAGCGCATCAAGGCCTGGGTTGTCGTATCCACAAAGTCATCGTGCTCGCCAACTGGGAATGACGCTACTTCTTCTATCACGTCCCTAGCCCACCGCCTATCGGGTGCCCATACTTTACCGCTAGTAAACAGATCCGCCACAGCATTCAAACGCACCATCTTATCGTTTCCACGCGACGGACTGAACTCTTCTACGGGAATACCTAGCATCCGCAGTTCTTGAATCAGCGGTGCTCCAGCAGCTTTTTTCTCCACTATGAACGCGTCAGGCTCCCACTCCTTGTAGTGTTTTAGGGCGGTTTGCTTAAGTTCTGGGAACGCCATCCGGTCTTTAAACGCATCAAGTAAGATGATGTTGGGGGACATATTGTCCTCCTCGTTGTACCAAACTCCCCAGGTTGTACATGCCGAATAGTCGGCAGAAGTCTTTGTTTCAAACGCCGTATCCCAAGACTGTATGACGTACTCAACCTGTGGTGGATTCTCATCTTCCCAAATCTGCCAGTCTTTTCGCCCGATGATAGCGCTCATATCGCTAGTCGGGTTCTGCATATACTGAGCGTTCCAATACCGTGGATCTAGTACTGCCTTAGTAGCCTTTAATGTTTCTAGCGGCCACTGCTCTGGCCAAAGTGACTTCTCTTTTTCTGTATCTTCGTTGAGGATAGCCGGGAGTTCAACTATCTCCCATGGGGTCGTGTGTGGGTTTTTTATGTTGTAGTCGACAATCCGCCCAGTAAGATCGAGCAAAGACCAGCGAGTCATAATTACTATGATCGCACCCCCCGGCATTAAACGTTGTAGCGGACCAGTTTGAAGCCAAGACCAAGCACTATCAAATGCTAGCCTTGAGTTTGCCTTCATATCCTGTTCAGAATGAGGGTCGTCAATAACAAAAAGATCAGCGCCCCTACCGGCGAGAGCACCCCCAACACCAGCAGCATAGTACTGACCCCCAGCGCTAGTAGACCATTTTCCCGCTGCTTTTTGGTCGTCAGCAACGACTGTGTTGGGGAACACCGCTTTGTATTCATCCGAATCAATTAAATTCCTCACTCTCCGTCCAAAGTCCTCCGACAAACCAGCAGTATGCGTGGCCATAATGATTTTCTTTTCGGGGTACTGACCTAAGAAGTATGCAGGAAACAGGTAAGAACTGAACTCAGACTTGCCCATCCTTGGTGCAATGTTAATAATTACGCGTTTTTTCTTGCCTTCCACCACGTCCTGGAAGATTTTAGCTAGCTTGCGGTGCTGGGGCCCTATCTTAAACCCTGGATATACCGCTTTTGCAAACTCCAAAGGCTGGTTTTGCGCTCTATGTAAGTGGTTACGGTGCTCTCGTTCTTCTAAATCTTGCAAAAACAACAGTTTTTCCTCAGTTGTCATGTCCTTTAGCGCCAACTGCGCGGCTAAAGCTTCTTCTGGGGTCAATGTATCAATAATCATTCGCTGTCAAACTGTGGTTTTTCTGCAACAACCTTCTCGACTACCTCAATATCATCAACTTCTACGACATCTACCTTGCCCATGTACTTACTTAGCTTCTCGCGTATGCGTTTTTCCAGCTCTTCATCAGATACATCGGTGTTTTTAACCTCAACCCGGTCTGTAAACAGTGCCACTTCCGTGACTTTTCCAAGTAACTCTAGCGCCTTAAGCCGTATCCGGGCATCGGGATGCTCTGTTTCTTTAACTATCTTTGCCACACTCATAGAGCGTAGCTCGTTAGCTTGCTTTACAAACTCCCACTGGTATCCGCTGACCATAGCCACGGCGTTTACGATTTCTTCTGGAACTTGCAGGTTAAGTAACTGGTTTTTTGCGTCGGGGGAGTTGGTAGTTAGGGCCGCAAATGCGTTGGCCACTTGTTGTTCTTGAGCGTTAGATAGGATCTCGGCTTCTTCGTCTTCATCGACAAACTGGTTTAG